GGGAAACCATATCCCATATTTCTTCCTTTTCAGTATTACTAACATCTGGAATCATATGGAAAAATTGTTCTTTATTATTATCCCTAACTGCTTGACGTGTTTTAGTTCCACTAACACCTCCAGAGGTAGTAATTACTTTTACTTCAAGATTAGGATATTTACTAATTGATTTAGTTCGGTTTGCAATATCAGCTAAATCACCTTCATCCCCATCTCTAGCTCCTAATATCCAATAAACTTTAGTATCAGGATTTTCTTTAGCATATCCTAAAACGGATTTAACAGGAGCAACTGATGCTTCTACATCAACTTTAGGTGATAAGTATTTTTTATAAATGTCCCAAATTTTAATTGATTCATCTTGGGTAATACCATCTCTAACACCTCCACCAACAAATATTTTTAATTCATCGATTTCAGGGAATTGTTCTAAAGTTAATTTAGCAACAGTAAAATGACCTTTAGTGGGTGGTTTGAAACCACCCCCATAAATGGCCACTGTTTTTTTAGTATCTAACAGGTCCTCTAGTAGAGTTTTAGTTAGTAAATCCATTATTTTAATCTTTCGATTTTTTCTTTAGCAATTTTTTTCTTTTCTTCAATTGACTTTTTACTTTCTCTAAAGTCATTCATAGCTTCTTCTACTTCTTTCATCATACCCTCATATTGCTTAATTGCTTCAGTAGCAACTCTAGAGGCATCTGATTTTTGTTTGTAGACACCTTTGATTTCTTCTTTATTGATTTCATCAAATACAGTCATCTCACACATAATATCATCTTTAGTCATACCTTTACCTGGTTTTTTAACTATAAAGAATTTACCGATTTCGTCTACGGCTTCTTTGTCATTCATTTCAGCTAATTCGCTTTCAAGTAATAAATCTATTAATGTTTTCATTTGTTTATAAAGTTAGTAATTTTTGTTTTTGCTTGTTCTACTGTATCAAACTTAGGTTGTGATTTAAGAGTTTGTTTGATATCTGAATATATTTTTTCTGATTCTGCTTTAGATTTTACTTTTTCTTCAGGTGATTTTTCTTTACCTATTTTACCTAAAGGTTCAATATAAGTTTTATAGATAAAATTCTCGTCAAAATCTTTATTAGCATCCTCAGGATCTAAATTTACTAAGGTAAAGTTATCACCAAAGGCCTGTCTATACGTGTCTATATTAGTATTTACATCACGCCAAGAACGAATCACAATACTCGGCAACAATGATCTGTCTCGCTGTTTATTACGCTCTAGTGAGGTAATAGGCGATACATAAGTCATTATCATTGCCGTATCGTAACCTAATGATTCTAATTCTTGTTTTTTCTTAAGTAATGTTTTAGATGAACCTCCTACACTATCTATTAATAAATTTTTAGCGTCTTTAAGAGCATCTTTAAGTTTAGTATCTGTTACTTTTCTTGCTTGCCCCATTAACTCACCTGCTTTTTTTAGTTCATCAGGTGACATATTAGCTAACTTCATTCCTATACCTGAGGATTTAAGTAATTCCTCATAGGTATCGTCTACATTAATAGTATTAAAATCTGAAGGGACTAATTTTTTAGATATAAATGATTTACCTGACCCTGCTGGACCAGCCATAAAGATTGCTTTTGGCTTGCCTTGTATTTCTTTTAATAAAGATATCAGTCCAATCATGGATATTATTTGTCATAAATATAATGAAAATAAATTAGGATTCCAAATTTCTTTTTACCGTGGTCTTGAACTCAGTAAATATAGGAGCGTGAGTAGGATTTTCTAAATCAAATAAACGTTTTACTGTCTTAAAGATATCAATGTTTTCCTCTTGTGTTCTAGTAGATGTAACCATTTCCCATCCTTTACCCTGCATTTTTTCTTTATTGGCTTTACGTTTAGAGGATTTTAACCAAAGGATACCATAATTGTCTACTTTTTTACCATAACATTCCTCATAACATTTACCATAAATAGCAGTCTGTAATTCATAAGTAGGTTGAATATGATTAGATGTTTTAAAGTCAATTAGCCATAGTTTATCTTCAATTTCAACAATCAAATCACAAGTACCTGCTACCTTGATTTCATCTGAAAATAAATGAACTTCGGCTTCAATTAATTTTGGATTATATGTTTCCCAAAAATCAACAAAACGTAAAAACATTTGCCATACATCAGGACTGTATTGAGGATTACCATATTGATTCATAAAATTCATTTCTTTACCTTCAAGGTATTCTTCAATCATTTCATGTACTTGAGTTCCTTCCTCACCTGCTTTTCTAACAATATGTTCAGCAGAGTAACCTACTTTTTTAAGCCAGTCCTCAAAAAATTTACCTTTAGGATAATAACCTAAAACATAAGTAATTGATGGGTAGTATTCTCCGTTTCGTCTGTAATAACGAGAGTCTGGTAATGTTATTTGTTTAGCATCATCTGATACTTCTAAGATTCTATTGTAAGATTTTTTTATTTTGCTCATAAAAAGAGTTTTTTCTCAAGTAAACCTGAGAGTGTTAAGGGTAATGTATCTGAAATTGTTTCTATGAAATTCTTAAAACCCATTTCACTTGGGTCCTTATCATGCATGTCTACGAGATAAACTTCTTTGCCTTCGTTCATCAAACGCTCACAAAAACTTAATGCTTGTTTTTGAGCGTCCTTGTCTAAAGCTATATATATTTTTTCGACACTAGACATTACAATCTTCTTCATCAAGTTTGATTGTATATTTTTGCCTAATAACGGTATTGCATTACGTTTAATGGCTATTGCATCGAATGGTCCTTCGCATAATATAAACGGTAAATCCCAATTTATAAACAACTCAAATGGTATAATATCACGAGATACAGATGGATTTTTATATTTAATTTTAGGGTCTTTTTCAAACGAACGACCTGTAAAATAATTTAAGCTTCCATTAGCATCATATGAAGGAACAATAACCATATTTTTATAGGGGCCTGTTTCACAATAACCAATATTGTATTTAAGAATATCTTCCTCTGAAATGTTTCTAGACTTTAAGTACGCTAATGCTTGACGTCCTGAAATGTTAGATTGGGTAATATTTTTAAATGTTTTAAATTCTTTAGGTAAATTTACTTTTTCGGCAACAGCATATTCTCTATCGGAGGTTTCTGTTTTAACTAAAGCTCTTAACTCCATCATCTTTTCAGGTGATGCTGTTTTTTGTTTAAATACTTGAGCTACCTTTTTACCTTTTTTATCACAAGCCCAACAATGCCAAGGATTTTCTCCTTTTTTATTTTCGGTAAAATTAATTTCTAATTTAGGTTTATGATGATTACAAAAGGGACAACTATAAGCATAGTTACCTCTTGCTGTTGGTTTACCAGTTCCCAGTACAGAATTTACTAAAGCAATCAGTGGTTGATTGAGCATAACCTCAATATACAAACTTATTCTTGTGTAGCAAAGTCTTTAGTGAAAAATTTTCCTAAAATGTTATCGTTAAAATATTTTTGGGGATGTTCTAATACACCATATGAAAATAAGTACTTACATTCATGGTAAGTAAGAAGTTTTTTATTAAAAACAAACTGTAAGATCTCACGGGTAAAGTCCTCTTGTTTACCTCCTTTTATGAGTTCTACAATTTGTTTTGTAGATCCGTAATACGTTTTCCAATCAGATTCCTTTTGAACTACTTGAGTAGTAGGTTTACGACCTCTACCTGTTTGCTCGGCCAGTTCTTTTTTGGTTAATTTACGTTTAACGTTGTGATATAGCGATTTTTTTCCAATATACGATACCCCACTTGGTTTGTGAGTTGTAATGTATATAAAACCGAATGTTCCTTGAGGCATATCCTCAATTGAATTTATAACTTTTCCTTTGTGTAACCACATAATTTATCTATCTATGTTTATAAGTATTGTAGTATCTGTTGTAGGCGATAAAGGTAAAGGTTGAGATAACTTTCCTATTGCTAATAATTGTTGTTGGTCATTATATAAACCAATAGTTGTTACATAAGGTCTAAAATATGAACTAGTAGCAAAATTATATATTTCTTGAGCTGGTGTATAAAATGTTCCTACTGAACTAGAATTAGCTGTACTACCTGATGTTATTGTTGGGTTTTGACTGAAATTAAATTCATATTGTCTAGCAGTACATTTATATTGAGTCTCATAAATTGTAAGAGATGATGAGAATGAACATGTTACGTTTGAAGATGTTACAAAATTTTCAATTGT